ACGATACAGGGTCTTACCAAGTCCTGCGACAGTTTCATCAGTCAGTTCATAGTTCATAATATATTCCTTATTCCTTTTCACTTCCTATTATCATACTAACAGGACTCTAATTAAAGTCAACCCACAATCCCAAGCTCCTCGCAAGTAATGATATATTCTTTCACCAGCGGGCCTCTGACGATATCAGCAGAAGTGAACTCTAGGAATTCAAAGTGATTCATCCGACGGATAACCTCAATGAACTTCTTGATGCCAGATTCTTCCTTGTACCTATTTGAGGTAAGGTCGTCCTGCTTAATATCGCCACAGAAGACGAACTTACAGTTGGACCCGGCTCGAGTGATGATGGTGTTAAGTTCACCCCAGTCCATATTCTGACACTCATCTACGATAACAATGGCGTTGGTCATTGTTATTCCGCGGATGTATGAAGTGGACATAAACTCCACCATATTCTTTTGCTTGAGAATGTTGTATGCATCACCACGGCCATATAGCTCGTTGCAGATTTGCTGGTATGGTGCTTCGAATACCTTTGTTTTCTCTGCTGGACTTCCTGGAAGATACCCGATCGTGCGGCCCGCAACCGCAGAGCGCACGATGATTACTTTATTGTACTCTTGCGAGTTCACCAGTGATTTTAGCGCCAGGTACAAAGAAATAAATGTTTTGCCGGTGCCGGCGGAGCCTAGTAGAAATAGGTGTTTGTCGTTGTCGTATGCAGAAAAGGTTTTGACTTGAGTTTCGGTCTTTGGTATAATAGACTTCAGTTTAAATGATTGATTGGAGGCAGCAGACGTAATACCTGCTTGTCGATTGAGTCTTTTCTCTCTTTTTGTGAGACGAGGTTGGTTTTCTACTAGTGTTAGCACGTGGGTGATACTCCTTGAAACTCAAGAGTTGTGGGCTCACCAGGTGTTGACTTTTGCGCCGGAGTGTTCTTTCCTTATATTTCTTAGGATATCTCTAAACCCTTCGTCTGGTTTTCGTAGTCTAGATGAATCACCTATGCCGGCAAAGCCCATTGGGACCTGGCGAATGTGAGGATTAGCTTCCAGATATGCTTCTTTATCCGCAATGCTCATACGATCATCTCGTTGCTCATTAGTTGTGGTATCAAGAAAGGTATATGTAGGCATGATTCTATTTATCCATAAGTAGACTACTAGCTGACAGTTCAGCCTATTCTTTTGTTGAAATATCAGTAAGAAGACCAGGGAACGCCTGATCGACAACCGCTTTAGTGATATTTTTGTATGGCAGCTTACGATCTTTAACACAGATGAGTAGTTCTGCATCGAGCGGAGCCATGGCCTCTAGCATCTCAATGAAGATTGCTTCCATCTTTGCAGGCTTGGGATTATTGTATGGGCCTCTCATAAAGATATAGAGACGCCTCATCTCTAGGTATAGGATATTCTCACAGTCAATTACCTTATTCGGCTTATAAGGAGGTGCGCCAGGAGGCAGCAGCCACTCAAAAGTAGAGTCATATGTATACCGTAACAGAGTCAGAAGGCTTGCGTTAGCATTATTCCTGAGATACTCTACGACGCCAAGGCGGGTTTTTTGTTTTGATGCCTCGAGAAAGATTTCTCCGAGCCCGATTAATACTCCCATGTTAGAAGTCTCCTATGTGTTCGGTTAGAGTTGCGAGTTTGTACTTAATGAAATAGTCAAATAGCTTCGAGCGATCCTTGCCTTCCTGAGCTTTGAATGCGTCAAGAATAGCCGTCTTGATATCATCTGGGGTAAAGTTCAGGTCGACCAATTGTTGGTTCCGATGCCAGTTCCGAAGATATTCTGAGGTGCAGAACTCTTCCGGCTTCATCTTGATCCAGCGTTCAAGGTTTTTTGTCATGATGGGCTTGGCTCGAGTGCCTAGGACCAGCTGATCGTCATTGCTCATAAAGTTAGGCACACCGTCGCCGGTATCACCTCGTATGATATGCTCTTTTAGGTATAGTCCCGGATTAGCATGAGTCACATTTTTCTTCATTACCGGGTTATACTGTTTGACATTCATGTTAGACTGAAGCTGAATAAAGTCCTTGTCGCCCGAGATAATCATAATGGGCTCGGCGCCAAGCAGATTGCCGTAGTCGTTTGCCAGCACACCGATGATATCATCTGCCTCAGCCCGTGGCACTCGGACCACTCGATAAGGGAAGTACTCTTCAAGCTCTTCTCGCACAGTACTAAGGCACTCAAACAATTGAGTCCAGTTTATCGTCGATTTTTCTCTTGAGGTCTTTCGATTGGCTTTGTAGTAAGGAAATACTTCCTTGCGCCACGAGTTGGGAGAATCACAAGCAATTACAATCTCGCCATACTGAGCGCCAAACTTCTTCTTGTAGCCTTTAATGCTATTCAAAATCATGTGGCGGAACAGACTTGTGTCAATGTCCATGTCAGCAAATTTGCCAACCTGTACCATGTAGTTAGAGATAACTACTTGGCTATAATCTACGATAATCATTCTATATTAGTCCTTCAGTTCATAATCCGGTACGTCTACGTGGTTCTCTGCTACCGCTTGAAGCGGATGGTCAATACCAACACACTTATACATTGTAGACTTTAGTGCTTCACTTACTAGGGTTAAATCTTTAATGCAATCCTCGCCTACAAGATAATAGCCGTGGTCACTTGAAATACAAACGACCGCGGTCATAACATCATCTAGGATTTCGGCAATATGAGAGATTCTATTCTCTGATACCATGTCGATTATTTCACTCATCGACTGAGGGGGCCGGGAAAGTTTTTCTTTTGGAAATACGATTAGGTTATCACTCATGGCTATACTACCTTAATAAGTTTACATCACCTATTTATAATGTTCCCATAGGGCTTTACTTTGCCGCCACCCGCAAAAGCACTGTATCTGTATTGATGCGCCCATTAGGAATGGACCCTTTGCTGGTCAGCCCAGACATAAAGGACCGCAGGGTAATTTTACCCGCCTCGAGAAGACCCTTGAGCGCAAAGTCTGGCTTGCGGAGCATCCGTGTCTCTGAGGTGGTGGTATCAAAGCCAATAATGGCACTACCCTTAACTGACAGCCCCATTTCACTGGTCGCGTTGTAGACTGTAAGCTTGCGGTATTTGGTATTATACACCCACAGCTGCTTGGCGCCAACGATAGTTTGTGGAGGGACACTCACAAGCTTGAGTGGAGCAAAGCCAGGTGAGAACCTAAGTTTGGCTACCAACCGATCGCTGGTCACCACCTTTTTCTTCCTCGGCGCCTTGCCCACTTTCTTGTTCTGGGTATACCGAACGCAATCATCAATCATGGACTGGTTGAACGCGCGCCACTTCTTGAGTTTGGTTTTCGGTGTTGTTTCATAGCCAGGCAGGTCAAAGTCGTCCTGCAAGCCCTGAAGCCAGTCGCGTACCATATCAATAGCACCAGCACTAGGCTTTTCAATCTCTAGCTGGGTGTATAGTCCGTAGACGTGGTTCTCATCCTCGAGCAACTTGTCAAGCTCCAGGTCGATAAGCTCCCGCCACTTAATCCAGGGAGCTTGTGGTTTTGCTTTTCCAGTAGTCACCTCTACCACAACGGGCTGAAGCTCCATGGCTGCAGCATCAAGAACGGCAATCTTTGACTTAAACTTTTCCATAGTGATGGTAGGCAGAGTCCACATCCGGGTGAGCAGAGTGCCTACCGTGCCGGCCGAAGGCGGGAATGCATTCTTATCAAGCCGAGCAATTTTCCTTACCCGATCGGCGGGGTAGCCAGAATGCCGAAGATAATCTAGCACAGCCGTCTTGTTGTCATCGGCTTCCCGTGCATAAGAGTACCAGTTCAACGCCTCAGCAAATACGTGCAGATTATCTTCGGTGATGTTTACGTTACATCCAGGCTCAGAGCCCATTCCTAGTTTATTAACCGTCGCCGCTTTTTTGTGGCGCTTGGCGCGTGTTACAGCCGAAACCATTCATATATCCTTTTCAAATCCTATTATCATAGTAACAGGACTCTAATTAAAGTCAAACGATTTATGTGCGGAACGTGAAATATTCCTCGGCTTGTAGGGCTCGGGGTTCATTGAGGAGGGAGACAAGCAATGATTCCCACTGTGCATGCTTCCCGATGGGGTTATAGAACACATCGGCATAGGTCTTCTGTGTGGCTAGATGCTCTTGCAGTTTGCCTTCCTTAACTATCTCAATGGCTCGATTGAGGTGCTGGTAGAAATGGTTAGCGTGTTGCTGATCCGTTTCTTGATATTGGTACATGGAAGTCCAACCAGCAGCGGTTTCATATAGAGCACCCAAGTTAGGATGCACTGCAAGCATTCCAGCCGTCATTGCTTCCATTAGTACCAGACACGAAGTTTCAACCCAAGTATTTGGATACGCAAGGATATGTTGCTTCTTTAGTTCCTCTCGGAGTACTTCATTGCTAACCGTTCCGTGATAGTTCACCTGAGGATGGGTTTCCAGTGCATCAAAGATAGGCTTAAATGGTGCATCGGACTCTTCCCATCCATATAGCTTAAATGATGAATAAACATTCAGCTCGATATCAGGATGAACTTCACAAAGCTTTGCAAAGACTGGATATAGAATACTAAGCCCACGATGTGGTGTAGACCAGTATGCAAGTCTAATCTTATCCTTGGGCTTTTCGTGTGCTTCAATAGGAACCACACTATTCTGGATGACTACACACTTGGCCCATGGAATGTTATAGTGTGAAACATACTGTTGCATCTGCCAGTTAGATACAAAGACTAGCCGATGAAACTTAGCCCACCCACCATTTGCTAGGTGAGCAGACTCTGGATCATTAGGCAAGTCATGGCAATAATAGATTCGGATTTTAGTTTCATCCAACGGAAACTTTAATCGAGAAACTACAATCTGAACCTCGTCAAGCAATTCCTTGGGAAGCGCCTCTACTAGTCTGTGACTAAGTAGTTCGGTGCCGCCCATTGCTTTACTAGTTGTGTCTGAGCGTATTAGTTCACCATTGATGATGTGCAATTATAAATCCTCTTCGTTCGCTACAAAGCTAATGCCGACGACTTTGTCAAGTCGAAATGATCGCCAAGCCTGCTTTTCTGTATCAAACACTCGTACTACTTCTTCACTCTCAGCCCGAGGTGCTTTAGCTTCTGTTAGTTCGGGTTGTTCTGGAAGCAGGGCTGGATCAAGAGTGCAGCGCATTGAACGGGTGGTACCGTCAACCTTGATAAAGTCGACTACCCAATTACGTTGCGTTTTCAGAAACTCGACGAGCTCAGCCTTGGAGAAGTTTTGCACCATTTGTCACTATCCTTTCATAAAGTTTGTCATAACCACCAATCGTAACACCGTTATCGGCTACGATGATGGGAACCATAGTTTGGTCAGGGAATTTCCGCAGCACTTCTTCTCGGGTTACATTGACGCCGACAATAAACTCGCGGTACATAATATTCTTTTCTTCAAGCAGAGCTTTTGCCTTGGTGCAAAATGCACAGTTGCCCTTTGTGTACAAATCGTATATGATATTCTCTCCTGATGTCACTTGTTGATTGTTAATAGTACTATGGGGATACAAAGCCAAGATTGGAGCGGCACACCGAGGCAGGAAACGCAAGCCACTTTCCGAGGAAACCAAAGCCAAGATGCGCGGGCGCAGGGCCCCATATAAGCCTAGGCGGGAACCGCTTATTCAGCTTTTTTTCTTGAACGGGCCCCAGAGATCGTTGGCCCGGAACCGACGATAGCGGGTATTGGAATTCTCCTTGCCCACTTCCATGGTGATCCATGGATTCTTTCCTTCCATCCAGGCTTTGTGCTTGTTATAATGCACGTCCAACACAGAACGTGATGCTCGGACAGCGGAAACAATTGCCGCGGAAACCGATGAGTGAATGCCCTTTGAGGTACTCTTCTTGCGTAGTCGCTTTTTACCCATGATGTGCTCCTTTTCATATGGTATTTATGTATAGTAACAGGACCTAGATTAAAGTCAACCCATGTTCTCTGTCAAGAAACTTATATTCAATTTTTGTTGGTTTGAACACTTCCATAGCTTTGAACACAACATCCAAGTCTAGATGAGAACAAGTGTAAACATCTAGCATCACTAGTCCGGGGTCCACTTCGTCCCAAGAATGTAATACAATGTGTGACGTGGAAATAACAGTCGCCGTAGTAAGGCCTCGATTCCCGACCATAGTACTATATGCGGAGTATGGCCCCATCATAATTTCCATGTCAATCTCACTTACGAGATTTTTTACCCACACATTTACTTCATCTACATTCTTGGGCGGTTCTTGTACCTCGGCTCGAATGATGAGGTGTTTATGTTCCAATAGCTTTGTCAACGCATTGTGTCTCCGATTTGATGTTTCCGATATTTCGCCTAGTGAACTTCATCATAATATTGGCATTGTACCAATCAGACTCGCCTTCAAGAACTTCGTATTGAAACTGTAGCTTGGCTTCCCAATAATTTGTTTCACCTCTAGTCTTACAAAGTCTTAGTATAGTTCTGGTAAAGTTTTCTTGCCCATGAGTTAGTATATCGTCAAGTAATGGTTGGCAAGAGCCCCAATAAGAAACCCATTCCGAATCAACTCTGCTTCGTTTCTTCTTGCCTTTTATTTGTCGAGTCTTGGCTTTAGTAAAATATTTTCGCCCAATGTATTTACGCCCAGTTAGATTGTTGGTGATTAGATATATGAAGCCGTAATGCGACTCTGGATCAGTGAACTCAGTTCCTTCATAAAGCCACATGGTACATATCTTTCAACTAAAAGATATATTTATACGATCGCCTCTTCATAAGCTTCGTCATATGCGTCGTCATAGCCTAGAGCTTCTTCTAGATCATCGACTTCGTGCTCAATAAAAACTGGAATGAGTTCTAGGTAGATTGATCTACGGCGGGCTTCATCATTGACTTCGTCATGTAGAACTCGGACGATATCCTCGACTAGTTTTGATCTCATTCTGCTCTCCTCTTCTTTGCTAAGTGTGCCATGAGAACCATATTTATACAAATCTGGAATTCCCACCTACTCTTTAAAGTGTGAATCCTGCAAAGGATTCATCCGTCAGGTCCTTCTTGACACCGCCGATGATATATGACGAAATCTCTGCTTCTTGCGGCGCTACCTGAACGTCACCGCCTGATATCCATTTTTGAGTCCACGGTAGAGGATTTGCGCCGGCAGACGGAAGCCCCGTTACACCAAGTGAAGTAAGCCGCTTGTGCGCGGTCCAATCTACATAGTTGCAAAGTAGTTCCTCGTTGAGTCCGATCATGGAACCACCCTTGAAGAGATACTTTGCCCAGGCTTTTTCTTGGTTCACCACATCGTTGAAGATACCAATCACATCGTCATAGCATTCTGCCTTGAGAGCGGCAAAGTCTGGGTCTTCATTGGGCAGGATTTTAAGCATATGCTGGGTTGATGCCAGGTGGACATTCTCGTCTCTAGAGATAAGCTTGATGATCTTTGCATTGCCTTCCATGAGTTTCACCTCAGCAAAGGCCCAAGAGCAAGCAAAGCTCACAAAGAATCGTACTCCTTCCAACGCATTGATAGCATTAAGGCAGAGCCATAGAGCTTTCTTGTGTGCATATAGTTCGTAATTTTTATAGCCATGGACTGCATGATGGCAATTGAGAGCAATGAGCTCATCGTAGTACTTGCTGATATCGGTAGCGCAGTCTAAAATCTCTTGCGTATCTAGCATCTCGTCAAAGACCACCGACGGATCGGAGTAGATATTGCGGATGATGTGCGTGTATGATTTACTGTGGATGGTTTCGTTGAACGTCCACGTCTGAATCCAAGTTTCAAGCTCTGGAATAGAAACAAGTGGACCAAGCGCCAATACTGGTGCCCTGCCTTGCACAGAGTCTAGTACAATCTGGCGCTTTAGATTTGAGGTAAAGATGTGAGCCAGTGAAGGAGTCAGCGACTTAAAGTCTTTGCTGTCAGGAGAAAGATTGACTTCCTCTGGGCGCCAAAAGAAACCTAGTTGCTTGTCGGTCAACTTATCAAAGATGGGATAGCGCATCTTATCATAGCGAGCAATATTTACAGGATTGCCAAAGAAACAAGTTTCCTTGGTTGCGTCATTCTTGGTAGTGTCAAAAATTGTCATATTATTCCATAAAAGTTAGAGCTGATTGGTAAATAGATCGAGTGACTTGAGTTCCATAGTCATCTTCAAGTACTAGTTTAAGTTTGGCGGCAATAGTATCGGCCTCAACTTCAACGACTTTCCAGACGGAGCCGATATCACCATATTCGTCTGTGTCAATTCGTACGCTGTTCATCTGAATACCCCCACGTTGTAGTATAGTATTTATTCGACTCGCCAAATATTTGAGTTCAATTTAATATTATCAGGCCAATCTCCGGCGGTGTAAGATTTATCATGGAACCTAACTTCGTTGGTAGGCATAATGCTCAATCTTCCATTGTCCAACTGGATAAACATAAACTCTTTTGACTGTGAGGCTTCCATAGTAAAGCCATCGTTCATAGGAACCACAGTAAATAGATAGCGCCCAAACAAGCCACTCTTTCGCAGTTCTGCTCGTTGGCCATCTAGGTACGTGTAACGGATAACAGAGAACTGATCTCCATAGCAGTCCCAAATCTGAGAGTCTTTTAGCCCCCAGGCAAGTTCTGGCATTCTAGAGAACGACAGAGCATGAGGTGGAACGCCACGATACACAGCACCACACTCAAGCATCATATGGCAACCCCAGGCATGCCCAGGTTTAGAATGTAGTGCAAACCAAACGCAAGGTTCAAATACGCCTTTACTGACATCCTTTCGAATGAAGGATGAGTCAACCAAGCAGTAGATGTGAGTTGGAATGTTGCCCGAGCCAGTGTAGAGCATTACAGTTTGCAACTTTCGCAGTCAGCACCTTGAGGAACTTCAATTTCGCCTGCGCCGTCGTTGGTGTTAAAGTAGTACAATGTTTTACCGCCATATTTGTAGTGCATTAGAAGGTGCCCAAGCATAACAGACTCAGGGATTTCGTTGTCGGGATAGTGTGCTGGGTTGTAGGACGTATTAACTGAAATGGCTTGGTCGACGAACTTTTGAAGGATCGCCATGATCTTTAGATAGCCCTCGGGTGACTTTTGATCCCATAGCAAGTCGTATTTCTTCTTAAGATATGAGATGCCAGGAACTACTTGCTTAAGAACTCCATTCTTTGACTGCTTGATGGACACAAGAGCCCGAGGTGGTTCAATACCGTTCGTGCTATTACTTAACTGAGCGCTTGTTTCACATGGCATGAGCGCCATTAGAGTGGAGTTACGAATACCGGTCTCTTTTAGTTGAGCCCGTAGTTCATCCCACTTCATATTATATACTGGTTCTACAAGAGAGTCAACATCTCGTTTGTATGTGTCAATCGGAACTACACCGAGCGAATACTTGGTCTGATGGTTCTTTCTTGGAGCACCAAGTTCGGTAGCCAGGTCGGCTGAAGCTTTAATTAGATAGTAGGACCAGGCCTCAGCAAACTTGTGGACAAGCTCCAGATTAGGTTGCTGATAGTTGGTGTCATTCTTTGCCAGCCAATAAGCTAGGTTGATGATGCCAATGCCAAGAGGCCTACGATTTTCAGTGCCATTCCGTGCGGCCGCGACTGGATATTCTTGATAGTCAAGTAGAGCATCTAGCGCCCTTACCGCAATAGTGCAAGGCTTTTCAAAGTCAGATGGCTTCTTGATTTTACCCCAGTTGATCGCGGCAAGAGTACACAATGAGATTTCTGCGTCTGACTTTGAGCCCACTAGTTCCATGCTATACATATGGTCAGTATCTGTCACGTCGACAAAGTCTGCTACCTGGGGCATCTTAAGCGGGCTATTGGGATGTTGGCCTCGCCAAGCACGGTGCTGATCCCACTCGCTAAACGGAATCTTGACAAGCTCTCGAACGCTGGCACCGTCATTGATATCCTGAAGCGGGGTCGTAGGCAAGGTGATTTCAGTGCACAGATTGCTCATTCGGATAGGAGCCGCATGTTTGTCAAATGATCCGTGGTCGTTGCAATGATCGACATTCATTAGATAGACACGGCCGGTGTCCTTACGCTCTTGCATAAATGTACTAAACAGTTCCCGGGCAGGAAGCACTTCCTTTCTAATCTTAGGAGAGCGCTCGTACTTTTCGTATAGTTCTTTGAACTTGTCGTTGTCGGCAAAGAATGCTTCATATAGACCAGGAACATCTGAAGGAGAGAATAGAGTGATGTTACCGTTTGATAGAAAGCGCTCATACATTAGTTTGTTAAACTGGACTCCGTAGTCCATATGCCGAACTCTATTGTCTTCAATACCCCGATTATTCTTCAGGGCAAGCATATCTCTGATTTCTAGGTGCCAGAGCGGATAGTAGAGAGTAGCCGCGCCGTTTCGGACTCCACCCTGCGAACAGCTTTTGACAGCAGACTGAAAGTGCTTATAAAAAGGGGTGACACCAGTATGACTAGTGTCGCCAGCACGAATGGGAGAGCCGATAGCCCTAATAGAACCAGCACCAATACCAATTCCAGCTTTTTGTGAAACATATTTAACGATAGCCGAAGCCGTAGCATTGATAGATTCCAATGAGTCTCCGGTTTCAATGAGTACACAAGAACTAAACTGCTTCTGTGGAGTACGAACTCCTGCCATAATAGGAGTAGGAAGACTAATGTCAAATGTACTAACTGCGTCATATAACTCCTTGACCCACTTGAGTCTATTTTCCTTGTATCTGCTGAAGAGCGTCATCGCAATGAGCATAAATGCCATCTGCGGAGTTTCGTAGAACTTGTTGGTTACTCTATTTCTTACCAGATACTTTCCACGGAACTGTTCCATTGCCGCATAGGTAAGTAGATTGTCTCTGCTATGATCGATTGCATCGTTGAGTTCATACCATTCTTCTTGAGTGTATGCAGTCCCTAGCTCTGTGTCATAATAGCCGTGTGATTTGACTTTCACATAGTGGGTAAGAAGATGATTTGGTTCATATTTGCCATACACTTCCTTGCGAAGGTTGTAGTTAATGAGTCGCCCAGCCACGTACTGATAGTTAGGTGTATCTTCGGTGATGAGTTCCGACGCAGCCTTGATAAGCGTCTCTTGAATTTCAGTCGACTTGATGTTATTATAGAACTGTAGTTGTGTCTTGAGTTCTAGATCCGAGATGGACACGCCACTAATACCATCACATGCCAAGGCCGCTACCTTGTGAAACTTCTCTAGGTCCAACGGCTCTTTTGAACCGTCTCTCTTTACTACATTGATCATATTTTTTCCTACTGAGTCGGTGAAGTTTCTTTAATTGCAGAGCGTGCAAATATAGCGAGTTTAATCCAGTCGTCTTTTCGTTCGGTGCTGATGCCATAGAAATTAGTCTTTGGATGCATTTCATGAAACATTGCCGCCGCTAACTTAATGTTAGCTTTAAAGTCATTCATCGATTTCTCCCTTACGTTCTACACCACGCCTGAAATGCCAGGTTGGCTTTAAGCCCTTCATATGTATTAGATTTTATTATACTCATAAGCTCGTTTAATGTCAACCCACTGAGTACAAAATCATTGATATCCTTACCTCGTTTTGCCATGTCGGGAGGCCAGATGCAGACTTTAAGGCCCTTATCTATGCACGACTTAACTTTTTTCACGACATGAGGATTCCTTGGTTCATTGTCTATGAGAATCACTCGGTCGTCATACCTAAGAAACTTATTTATCTCCCCACCAAGCACGGCGATGCCATTTGGAATAAACATAGCGTCAATCGGGCCCTCGGTGACATAGACTGTTTTGCTCGGGTCCACTCTGTCTAGTCCAAATATCTTATCGTTGTCTTCTTCGAGTAGAATGGTGAAGAATCGTTGAGAAGTCTTGATCAAAGCTCTGCCAACAATGCCAAGCAATTTACCAGACTCAGATTTGAGCGGGATCACCAGCCTAGGTTCGTCTTTTTCAAACGGTGGAAATTTGCCCGGCATAAACGAGTTCACCCAGGTCATAAACTTAGGTGCGTAGTATAGATGTTCATGCATTTCGACTGGAATCATACGGCGATTAACATATGCCAAAACTGGATGATCTTCTCTAATGGCACTGAGTTTTTTAATTGCCGCCAGCGGAGAAGGCTTAGCAAACTCTGGGGCTGCCATCTTAAACTCAGGGCTTGGCACTGCCCGACTGACAGGGCCCGTATTACCTTGTTCTCTGAACTTATCTAGAGAGTATTGCTTGTGAAGTGTTGGCTCGACTTTGTAGAGAAAAGCACCGAATGAGTTATTGTAACCACAGTTGTGGCACTTAACCATAAGCGCGCCTTTGTGTTCAAACGCAAACCACCGAGCTTTGTTTTTCTTTTTTTCACTGTCACCACAAAGTATACACCTAGCATTGTATAGGTGTATACTTCTTTGCTTAAAGCGGGGAAGTTTATATGCTATTTGTCTGAGATAAGCTTCATCGAGCCATAAAGTATTCATAGTAAGATAGTATCACGTCACGAGTTTAATGTCAAACTATTTAGCCGAAAATCCGATCCCAAGGGAAATTGTTAATGATTAAAGTCAGGGCCGCGACTCCGCCGACCGCCATCCACATCCACCGCTCCATTTGGTTTATGCGGTCCGCTAATTTATTGTGCTGGTCGGTTGATTCTTTTCTCATGGCTTTGAGTTCAGTGAAGATTGCATCAGTCTCATCGTCGAGTTTGCTCATTACTGACTGCTCTCCTTCTTGCACTCTTTTGTATACGTCTTTGATTTTTTCGTCCACTTCAATTCTCCGAGCTTCAAACAGAACCGTGTTCTTGGCAAGAACATCATCTGAATGGGCAATTTTGGATTCGTGTACCGCTAGCAAATGTGATACGCTGTTGGCTACTTCCGATAGTTTATCGATCGTTGTGTCGAGTCTGTCTACCAGAAAGCCAACTTTAGCCATATCCTGTTTTAGCGCATCAACATCTGCTTTAAGGGTAACAAGGGTTTGAGACTCGGCAGGTATTGGTCTTCTTGGAGTGGCCATAAGTTAATCCTTAGGCTCGGTGTTGGCTTTTAGACCAATTGCGGCGCCACCTGCGGCAAGAATGGCACCGATTCCGATACCCCACTCAGATGGGCTAAACGTCTGCCCAAGAATTAGTGCGTGAATTGAAAGTCCGAAAAAAACAAAAACACTTTGTGCCCAAAGAACACGTCCTATATCTATTGTTTTCCCGTCAAGACCAGTGAAGGTCTGAAGTAACATTTCCATGAGCTTGTTCATATTAAGCCGATCCTATCTTTTATATGTTAACTTTACATAATGATATTCACAACTTATGATGTTTTGTATTTATACTTTTTCCTTTTTGCCTCTACCCTGGCGCATCATGGCGTTTTGTGTAAGGCGTCGAGCGGCTGCAAGAGCCGATGGGTTATCATCACCCGAGGCACTGATAGTAGACAGAGCCGCAATGAGGAGTAATAGCGATCTGTCATCTTTTAGGGCTGGGTCGTTGATGAATCTATAAAAGTTACTCACAATGTAATTAATGAGCTGCCCTTTTGTATCAGGAGTATTGTCCTCTGCCTCTCTAATCTGGTACATTATCGATCCTTATTAGCCTCGGCTACCAGAGCCTGTTGCTCGACTATCCAACTCTGTAGAGATGTTAGTTGGACTTCGGTGGCGTGGCAGAGCCCGTAGTTGCTGACGACGGTTGCGAGGGCTTGATTGTCTGCAACTCCGCTGGGGGTCGCATCAGAAGCTCCGGCGGGGTTGGCATCACCATTAGTGGCTGCGGCATCGTGCAGCTGCACGAAACCGTTAGAAAGAATGTGCTGAGCAGGAACAGAATTAGTGGCAATTTCGACATATTGGATTTCCTTTTCTTTAATAATTCGAACTCTATCGACATATTCAGTGATAGTGTTCGCAGTAGCTTCACCAGAATCAATTGCTAGGCTAGCCTGGCGCTGAGCAAACTCGGCTTCGAACTCTGCGATGCGGGCGTTCGCCGTAGCACTTCCCTTCATATAACCATACCCATAGGTACTGGCAAACGTCAGAAAGCCCGCAAGAGCGATCATTGTGTATACACCAAGCTTGGATTTGAGGAAAGACAGTAAAAACATTCTAAGAACCTTTGCTAAAGTCGGCAAAACTCATGATTTTCCGAGGAGTCGTGGAAGTTTTGTTCCGCTTTTTGATGTTTCTAACGGGTGGTTCTCCATCAGGACCGATGCCAACTCCGGCAATGGCTCCAGACCCCACGGTGGTATCTTCATACAGTTTGCCGCCACTTTTTTTGATGTGAGCCATGGCGTGATTTAGTGTAGGATGGCGAACTGATGGAGCAATCTGGTGCCCTCTGCTATTTACTCGGCGGGTGAATACATCGGCGGATGTAGTACCTGCGGGCCCTTGTTTGGCTTGAATCTTAAACAGATGAGGCATTGGTAGTTCCTTATAGAGACCTAAGTTGAGCAATCACATTAGTATCCATTATAATATCGCTATCATATATTGTCAACCCCGGCCTGATAATATTAGTGACGTGGGCAGGCATTTGATTAATCATCACTAGAAATGGCTTAAGCTGTGGATAAAATGGTTCTAGTTTCACAAATAGAAGCTTAGTAGCAATATCAGAGCCAAATACATTGTAAAGAATGATGATGTGGTTAAGAATCAAACGGTGCTTTAAGTCTCCGGTGATAATATAGCGGTTGAAAAGTCTCCTTAGGTACTTAAAGCGCTTTAGGTCGTCATAGAATTCCACTGTATCCACACATTGCGGATTGTCGTAATGTTTAGCGGCACATAGGACAAAGTTAGCATTATCAATAAGTTCAGTCATTACGCCAGCCGGACTTTTACCGAACCGTCTGCAGTGTAATATGGCTGTTTGACAGCAACGCCGCCTGTGTTTGCGGCCGAGTCGTTTGCAAAAGGCCCGACCACCAGATTGATTCGTAGGGTGTCAAACCTTGTCGTCTTGGTTTCATTTGCCGAAACATCTTCTACAATGAACAAGTCGGCAGCCGCAATGGAAGTGGCGGTCGCGCCGATGGAAGTTAGTTCTGGGATTTTTTCGTCGCGACCGCTCATTGGTATTCCTTACTTAATTGGTTGGCATAGTCTATGTATAAAACTTCTAGTACCGCTGATGGCGCCCGAAGCGATCATTTGATGTGCTGTAGCGCATAATCTCACCAGTACCACCGCCTTCGTGAGTAGTAGGAAGTGGTGCAGTTACTTGTTTGACAAAGTCGGCGTGTGAAGCGTGAGCTGCATTTTGGAACTCTTGCTTTTCCTTGGACGTCTTACGATGATCCATATGGATATCAAACAGCACACCGTGCTTATGTTCTACTTTATGCTGTGATCCGTCTAGGAAGGTGACTGGTTTGCCGATTGACCGAGCCTTACGAAGTTGGTAACCTAGAGCCTCTGGGCCTTCTTGTGTGTCTTCACCAGGCTCAGGATTCTTCTTTGGGCGCCCGCGGCCTCTCTTTACTTGTTCCTCATCTAGGCCTACATCTTCCTTAGTGAGTTTGGTCACAGCTCGGTTGATACCACCTAGACGCTTAGCGGCCTTTCTACGAGGAGCTTCAACGTCGCTTGATGTTGTGTTGAGAGCCTTATGAATCTTTTCTTTGTCATCATATCTCATATGACGGTTGGTCATACGATCAACTTCATCGCGTTCAGTCTTTTTTGTCCCATATTCAACTGCCTTACTTGCGGCTGAAGTTGAGGCTTTCTTGATATACGAACCAAGTGTGGCCTTTGATAGTTCATCAATCTGTTCTACGTCTTCTGCGCCAGAGCCCTCATTCATGGAGTAACTGGCATGCCGTCTCTCTGCACCTTTAAGTTCCGCAGAAATATTTTTTAGATGTTCATCTGCAGATGGTGTTGCAGATGGTGTTTCGTCCCCGAAGAGTTTGTTAATACGATAATCGTCGGACGAACTACTTACGTTACCCGAACCGCTAAACTTGACTACTGGTCTATAATCATTGTCATCTGCCCGCTGGAAGTGTGTTACGTGTGTAATAACGGCGGCACCTTCGTGTGCCTTTTGATACATAGTGGCCTTAGTGCCAGATGGCAGATCGGCACTGTGAACTTTGGTATAACCGTGGCTCTTGATTAGATCGGGGATCTTTGAATGAAGGTCTTTTAGCATAGCCGAATGGTTAGCATCACGGGCTGCAGCCCGCTTGTTAAACTCTCTTCTACTCTTTTTACCTACAATATCTAGACCCGCTTGGCGCTTCTCAAGTGTCTTCTTAAGAGCGGCTGGCTGACGCCCACGCGGCATTTTAGCATCGACTTGTCCTTGAGCTTGTTTGGCATAGGACCTAAGTGTATCAGCAGATAGTTCGTTAATGGCCTGAGCAATCTCTAGCTCGGTTTCTTCCTGTTGGTTATAGTTAGAGCCACTAGCAAAATGTAGCGGGGCTGCATTCGGACCACCAAGTTTCTTATTGGCCGCGTGCATTTTCTTTTCGTACTCGGCTCGTTCCTTAGCAAACTTAGGAGAGTACTTCTTGTCTTTGGCTCGATTTGCACGAGCTAGAGTATATGAAATCTCTGGGCCCAGATTAGGAGAGCCTTCGTTTAACTCTTCCGGCTTAGGTGCATACATTGCCCGGACCGTCTCAAGAAGACCAGCCTCTGGAACTAGATTGTCAAATTTGCTTGTCATGAGTTGATTTCCTTATTCTTGGTCGATGATTTTGAGTTTTTGGTTGGTTCTAAAAGCTCGGACCAGATGCTGTTTAATGGCATCTCGAGTTGTCTTCTTTGTGTCTACTGATACCTTACCTGGGTACGGGACTTCATCGCGGTCGTGAGCGGTCATCCGCATATCAGATTCAAGCCCATGCACGTGCTTATGGGTTAATTTTTTCTGGTCCATTACCTAAATCTTTCATTAAACATGTCGTCTAGGGAGAGCGTTCCAGTTTCAAACAGATCACGGTCTTCGTTCATTGCCGTGCGGCCACCTGCGATAAATGAGTTGACTCGATCAAATGCAGCACTTCGGTCGCCGCAAGTATCTAGCATACCACGCATATAAACTTGCTCTAGAACAGAGTACTCAAAGCCTGACTTATTACTTTTATTCTTTAGGGAACCTTGTTCCTTTTCCGTCATCAGCACAGGTAGAGCAGCCGTAACCATAGATTCAACGATTGAATCCAAATCAACCACATTGTATGTCATGTGCTTCTCGAACCGGTTATCTAGTTCTTCTGTCACCGGAGACTTTGCCCTTGTGTGCATTGCGTCTAGTGCATGCCCATGAATATATGATTTCAGTCGTTCATACTCTGCCTGTCGAGTCTTATTAATCAGACGGCTAGTAAGTTTAACGATTGCGGTGGCTCTGGACTTCATGCGCTTGTCAATCTGAACTTTCTCACCTGGAGTCATGTCAGAGTATTTCTTACCACCGGCAAGCCGTTGACGAATGATGTTTCGAGCTTTCTTTGCAGCCCGCCCTCGAATGTGTGATGAATCAGCGAGTCGCTTTTGAGCTCTTTCTCTGGCTCTTTCAATTCGCGGCTCTAGTCGGCGCATAATCATGGCACGCTTCCTGCGCTGCTCTACTGATAGTGCTTCGTCGATTGTTTCCTCAGTCAACGCGGACCTCACTTGTTTTAACAGCTTTGCAGCCTCTGGTTTTAGTTTATCTGGCAGACCGCCAGTGAAAGAAGCCAGGTCGCCGGCAACCGCAAATGCTCTTAGCTTAGTGCCTGATACACCGGCAACACCTTCGGCGTCCGGGTCGCGTTCACCAGCTGACACAACATTAATACTGTCGATATCATAGTCTTTGATATACTTGTTAAGCAGAGTTGTAAATTCTTGTACCCGATCCGACCCTACAACCATGGTCACATTTTTGGCAATGTGCTGTAGTGAACCAAGAATGTCCATAACATGCTTTGCGGGTGAAGATACTACTACAGGTCCGAATGCTGTTTTAGCATAGCGGAACTTGTCTTGATATGATAGCGGATTAGTTTTTTTATCTTGTGAATGAGAAAGAAAGACCGCAGGTGTGGCGCCTGTGCGCTTTGCTACTTCTTTAACTTTATTTACAAGCTTTTCGTGCCCGATGGTGGGTGGGTTGAATCTGCCGAATGCAAAAACCACGGCCCCACGCGATTGTTCGGATAGCTGTTCATTCGTTGTAGGAGAGAAGTCAATCGAATTTGCTGGCTTACCCGATACTGTTTTGCCTTTTGCCTTACCTTTGGCATCTTGGACTTTGGTAGTTTCTTGTTCTTTTTTCATCTGAGGTTCCCTAGGGCTTATCAGTTACAATCGCGTGGGGTTGGCTTAACCCTAACCACTAGCTGCCAACTAGTTGGCAACATTCTATTTATACTTCAACTACTTTAAAGATCGCATCGGCACAAGATTGCCCGACCTTTTTATAACCATAGGGAGCTAAAAGTGCAAGAATGTCTGCTTCTAGATTGTCATCTTGCATCAAGTCCGAGTTATGCTGCAGTCCACTAAGATCATGTTCATCAAACCAAGACAATCGGCCTAGTTCACATGTAATGACAGGCTTAAATTTTTCAATTGTTTTCAGAGCACCTCTTAGCACATTCAATTCATAGAATTCCACATCAAGCTGAATTAGACCACACGCATCTAGCTCTAGTTGATCCAGCATCAGCATAGGAACCAGACTTTGGCGATCATCAATAATATGCATTCCAGAATTAGTACCATTCTGAGGTCGAATTCCTACTAGTTGATTCTTATGCCCCAGAGCCGCTTGCATTTTTATGATGTTGTCTTTTTGGCAGTTGATGGTCAAACACAAAAAGTTGAGCGGGTCTGGCTCAAATGTATATACCCTCTCAAACATATCAGAGAAAAGCCTGGCATAAAGTCCCATGCAACCACCGGCCTGAATACATACTGACCAATCGGTCACGTGTTCCAAGTATGCCGCCTTATGGCTATTCATCCAGTCCCAGGTGATTCCTTGCCAGGCTTGCTTATCCGATGCTAGCCAAGCCCATGGGCCGAGTCCTTCAATAGTAGCAGGTTTGTTTACCAAATAATTTGAATATTCATTCATAATATAGTCCTTTTATTGCATTATTTTGTTGACATTGAACTAGAAACACGTTATAATGGATATGTAATCCTTCATAAAGAAACAAAAGAAACAAAACCAGTAGTTTGGAAGCTTGTCTTCCAACGCGAAGCGGGATCGGTAAAGTTTATCAGGTTGGGTTAATGCCTGGTTGGATATTGGAAGTAAGGATTAGCGTTCCCAGCCTTTGATGACGTCGGTGGAGAAGTTAGCGGCACTGAAGCCCATTCGATCCACTAGTTTTACCGCAGAACCCATGTGGTCAATCGCAACATACCCTTCTGGTGCAGTCACTCTAAAGCCATCCTTGGTCCGTAGAAATAGCCTAGTTGATGAAGCCGAATCCATCTTCTTGATAATCATATCCTTGGCTTCAGTAAGAAGGTTCATCAGAACAAAGATACCAGTGATATCCTTGTGGCTGTGTCTGGCAAAATACTTAAGGACCTCGGCCTGTTTAGCTTTCCAGACAGCTTTTCCCTTTTCGGTTTTCTTAGCATCCATTTCTTTCTGATAGTAGTCAGAGATGTAATGCATAAGCCCGGTTGTGTGTGCGCTTGGATTTGTGATGAGTTCACCTGCTCGAACCTTTGAATTATTATATGTCATAACTCTAATTCGTAGTTCTTCGTCGTTGGCAATATCACTAATCGTGCTGGGCGGGATGTTTCTAAATGCCGTGCCAGCCTGAGAAAGTAGATTTGTAAGTTTGGCAGTTTCGTCCTTAGTCAAAGTGGCAGTACCAGACACGTCCTTGAAAGTAGCATCTTGATGCCAAACTGAGGAAAGTTTATTGAGCTTGGTTGAAATATCTTTACCAAACGAAGCTGACATTGACTCAAATGTTTTGCCCTCGTATGTGGTGTGCCAAACCACACCGATCTTTGATGCACTGATGGTCTTGGCTAGAGTTGACTTAGCAGGCACGGCATACACAATTGTGTTAGGCTGGAAGGTGATGTATTCTTCGCCGTCAATAGTCTCGTGTTTGATATCATCGGAGGTGTAAAGCAAGTCTCCCTGAATTACTCCCTCAATACCAAGTTTGGCAAAGTGCAATAGCGCTAGTTTAAGTTTTTTCGCTAGGTCTCCAGAGGTATCAGCTTCAACATCCGCCGGTGTCTTATACACTTTTGGATTCTTGTTGAAAACACTCTTCTTGGCAACAAAGAAGTTACCATCAGTCGGGTCAATACCACAGATAATTGCCGGAGCACCATCCCACTTAAGTGTAGTTTTGATATGGGTACCCGTGTGCCCTGCAAGCATATTTCGTAGGGCCTGAAGATAGTTGATTGACTCTCGAGCGCCACTCACACCACCAAGAAGAATCATATCCTCAAGGTGATTCATATGAGTGTTCTTTTGTTCGGCTAAAAACTTAGTGAAAGGTGTCATTTAAGCTCCGTGCCCTTTCGGGATTTTTCTGGGGAGATTGATAGTCGAGCGCCTATAATGCCCTCATTATTTCTATCGCCTTTGTAGGTAGCCATAATGACTGGGTCGAACCCATCTCCATCCACCGATTGCCCATTATAGTGAACATGATTGGCGTCTAACTTATATATACTTCCCTGCTTGATCAGCTTGACCGGGCCCTGAAGCAACATGGACACATTCTGTCGCCCTAGCGGCCCGCCATATTTGTTACCATAGACAGAAAGCATCTTAAGCTTTGGGTCCGTGATTTTTCTATAGACGGTAGTAGCACGTGGGATTCCTTTTGGAAACATATCCTTCATTTCCTGGATGAAAGCTCGTGTCTCTTTGTGCTTGTTTATATCGGGCTCGCCTCGCTGTGAAATGCCGCCCCATTGTTGAAAGTCCTTAGCAGTCGAGCCGTCTTTATGACTAATCCATACTACTTCGTTTCCATTGGCATCCACCAAATGGAAGTCAGACTTTGGAGTACCCGGGGTGGATACAGCTTGAGCCACCTGATAAACTTTGATGCCTACCTTGATAGGAATTGTAGCAGAAATGGCTTTTAGTTTTGCGGCATCTAGTTGATCGTTAAGAGATTTTAATTCTTTATCTTCCTTGATAGTACCAGAGCCTTCGCCCTTACCACCAAACTCAGCAGTCTTTTTTAATTGATTGAACTTGTAAGTCTTGCCATCTGTGGTGATGAGCTTTAGATTAATAGTAGACTGTTTTCGTTTCACCGCCGCTACTATGTCTTGGTCTACTCTAAAGACAACTTTGAGCCCACTTATTAGCTCAAAGTTGTCTTGTGACTCATACTTAGCAAGAAACATGGCTACTCGTTGGTCACGCTTATAAAGTTCTGCCCCTCCAAGATTGCTAGCCATGTATAGTCTCCCATATGTGACTATATTTATAACTACCTAGGGCCCGGGTGACGCCTGCCCACCATGGGCTTAATGGCTTCAAGTAGACTGGTGTTGTGCATACCAAAGCCAAGCCCGTTTTCTTCCAAAACCATCCAGCCTTCAGAATCGTGGTCCACCAGATAAGGAATCCCGTCAACTGTAACTCGGCAGCTGCCATTATCGAGCGCTTCAAATGTACCATCTAGCACTCTGTGGGCGGTAGACAAGAGCTGTGCGGTTTCGAGAATCATTTTCACAACATGCTTGTCCAGCATCATTTGTGCAGATTCCACAGGATCTTTGGATAGGTAAAATATATTCACGGCTTTTTTCTAATCATCAGGTAATAATTCATTGCTGAAGCACAAACAAACGGGTCTCCAACATTGAAATACACTTCGTTGAGGTAAAACGGTTTTGTCACAACATCACCATTCGACCAACCTGTTTCCATTTTAATGAAACCGTTATTGCTGAGATGCTTTCGAAGGGCAGCAAATGCAGGGTGATCGACTGATTTCGAGATCGTCCCAGATCTGCCGCCGCCGCCAGGCCCAATCCACGTGAACGCTTCGTTGCAGGCAGTGAGACCTTCTTTATCAATACTGAAAAGAGGTGGGAACAGATCAAGATGAAAGTGTAACTGTTTCGGCTCTTTCCTAATCTTCTCGAGCATTCCCTGAACAATAACATCAGGGATTACATTGTTCCACGACATTGTTAATCTTCCTTTTTATGTTCTTCGCACAGAGTACGAATCCAACCGCCGTCATGACCAGTGCCAGGATTACCGCACACCTCACAGGTGACGGCAGACATTGACTCTGCCATACACACTAGACCATCGATGTAATTGTCACCGCCATTGTAGTAGAAACGCAGTGTACCAAACTTTTCTTTTACCTGGACAGCAACAACCTGATCAAGGAGTTCCGGAACAGGACGTTCTTTGCGCTCGGCGAATGATTTCTTATCAGACCAATCATAATCAGGGTCGTTTACTTGATTATTCCATTCAATTGCCCACTGGCGTTGTTTAGCAGCATTATCAATATGGCTTTGGATATTAGCACACAGCATATCAATGATGTTGAACCAACCGTCCCCGCAATCGAATCCCCAGCTCATGCAGGTTTGATTTATGGGTGCATTTCGGTCCCTGAAAATCTTAGGGTACTTCTCACATAGCAGTGTATCAAGTTCTTTACGCATTGTTTTTTTTACCTTCAAGTTTTGATTGAATAGCGAGAGCTAGAATATCATCAAACGATGTATAACCGCCATCACCCCATTCTTTATCCAAGTTAACCACCACATGGGCGGCTTCAATAAAGTCGGCGTTCATACCGTAATATCGGCAAGCGGTGCTGTATGCAACATCGGAAGTTTTGCCAGAAGAAACGCCAGCATCAAACAGAGCTTTCATTTGTTCTACGGTTACGGTAAAAGTTTTGTTACTCATATGATTACCGTAGCAAGTCGACGTAGTCACCGAAGTTCTTGTCAAAGACTTCCAGCAGGTTTTCATAGTCACCAGACATCATTTCATCAATGATCGGTTTCGAGTCCATGCCGAGTTGCTTTGCATATTGCCGAGCATAACCCATGATAACAAAAGCGTTACCTTGTGAGCCGGTAATGTCGATCTCGATCTTGCCGACCCGGGGTTGTTTTTTAAGAATAGCCAATTGTCTTCTCTTTCAGTAATTTAATAAAATGTAGGTTAGAGCAGGGTTGCTAGAACGCAGTTGTTCCAGAGGGTAAGAACCCGAACTGGAGCATTTTTCTGCCCAAAGAATTCCTTGACTTTGGCGACTTCACCGATCTTTGTGGGAAGTTTACCACCGACAAAATCTTTGGCGAAGAATTTAGCATCAAACATTGGTATTCCTTTTCACTTCCTATTATCATAGTAACAGGACTCTAATTAAAGTCAATCGTTATTTTTGCGATATGTGCGATTATTCTTGATGTTCCATTTTTCAATGATGACACGGTCGCCGTCAACTTCGTCGACCACAACATACGCCACGGTCTTTTTTACCAGTGCCATACGAACTTGATCACCTCTGGGCCCTACAAAGATCAAGTGAGGATAGACGGCGTTACGCCCTGTCCGAAGGTCTGGGTAAAGAACCATGTCTGGATTCTTTTTGTATTCGAACGGCCGCCCATATTCCTTCTCATTGAAACATCCTGCAAGATCATCCGAGAGATTAATCGCCGCAAACGACATTGGTATTCCTTTTCACTTCCTATTATCATAGTAACAGGACTCTAATTAAAGTCAAACGTTTTTTACGGCTTTGCCCAGAGCTGAAAGTATCTTTCAAGCCCGTCTTTGTTTGGATGTTGAAAGACCCATTGCCCAGTATGTGGTGCAAACTTCTCTCGAAAGAAAGTGTCCATCTCTGCATTACCAGTATCAATGCTTGGGTCTATGAGCAGAGCCTCTTGGTCATAGGTAGCATCATCCACAAGTGGAGAACTCTTTACCTCATATGCCCAAGCCCAGACCGCCACTCGTATGCGGCGCCTGCGTTCAACCTCGACTGGGGTCCCCCACGAGGCTTCAATTGATTCTTCAAACCGTAGTATTGACATAATATAGTTCTATTTGTTGAGAGAAGTATCCTGACTTGACCTTAGCAATCCCAAGCTTTACGGCTCCAATAGTTTGCCGACGTCTTATCCGTGAGGTTGCCCTGCCCACTAGAGCGAGCGCAGTATGACTTCTTACGATCCGGAATGTGCTTTTTGATGCTCAGATTCTTGTCACCGAAGTTAACTTTCTGTGCCTTGCCGTCGCCGTCTGGGTCGACAAAGACCTTTGACTTCTTAACATCGCCTGCCATAGGCTTGTTTAGTTTAACTGTCTTGCCTTTGTATGTGGCTTCGGCAATTTCATCTAACTCTGTCGACATATAATCCGCCGCAGTTTGAATGTAGTCATAGGCAAGGGTTATCTTTGATTGGACCCACTCAGGCAAATCGGTGTCTGGTTCTAGAAGATCGTGTAGTCTCTTTGCGTGCTGCATAATGGCTTTAAGTTGAGACATTGCCATCTCACCCTCATAGCCATACTCTCGGGAATCTTTTGCTTCACCAAACATCTTTCGAGCCTTCTTGGTGTGAACTGATTCCTTAGTTTTACTTGTTGCATCACCAGGAGCAGGCTTATAAGCCGCTGGGTCTCGGTCAGACAGTTTGTCGGCTTTTCTAAAATGTGCAGCTCGAGCTTTTGCGGTTGCAGTTGACACGCCCGCTACGTATTTTTTCGGCAATCCAGATGCTGCATCCCTTGCAGTGGCTTCTCGTAAATCTTTATCGGCTCCGTGGTATGTTCCTTTGCCTTTGGTAATGTAGGAGTTGACACGAGCCATACCCCATTGCTGTGGCGTAGTACCAGGTCGATGCCCAGAGTTCCATGCAGCCATACCGCGATTGTAGACCTTTTTTAGTACTGATAATGATACGCCAGACTTTGCTGCTTTTGCCGCCAACCCAGTAGCGGCTTCTTCACTCAATTCCTCTGATTTTACTTCATACGCGAAGTCTTTATACGTGAGCATTTACCTTACCTCTCGATAGCTTACAATGTTACACTCATCGTAGGGATACGGCTGAGCAATCCAACTCCACATACCAACCAGTCAGTTAATCCTCTAGAGCGGCTTTCCATTTGTCTTCTCTGTTCGACTTCCAGTTATTCTTATTCTGAGCCTTTTTTCCAGTGGACCAATCATCTCGGCGGTCCTCATAGTCACGGTTCTTCTTTGAACCAAATGAGTTTACTCGATTGTATGAACCTTGCATTAGATTAGCTCGAACATAGTGAAGTAGTTTCCTTTTAATGATGCTGGGAGTAGCACAAGTATTTATCAGAGATTGGATTTGAACTCAGTAAACACAAAGTCAGGGCCGTCAACCGACACCTTGATTAGTTTACAACCGTTTGATTTAGTATAGTCGCGGCCGCCATCGATCATAGCGCCCTTCATAGTTACGTAATCATGCCGATCTCGTGACACAAGCACTTCGATCTTGCCATCTTCATCGGGCTCACACACGGCACCTATTAGCCCTTCACTGAAAGCACTAGAGCCTTCTGTGATGTAAGTAGAGTCGCCTCGGTTAAAAATGCCAAAGTAATTTGTATGCCCAAGCTCCGTATTCGGATTTGGCTGGTAGAAAATATCAACCGCCTCGGTCCAGGTATTATTCCGCTTCAAGCAAAACTCGCCCATATAGGTAGCGCCGTATTGTTCTTCGATAGAAAGAATGCTACCCGGAGTAAGACCGACATAGCGGCGGCTCCGATCAATGTAGTACATTAGCACCAATCCAAATCTGAAGCGGCATCTTCGATCTTGAACTCGACAAAGTCAACTTGGTTGTCAATGTCGCGCAGGTCGAGTTCGGCCTCCTTGATTCTACCAGTGCGGTTTTTTACCAAGGCTGCATCGATATTGCTTGGAACACGTCGAGCCCATTCCGCATCTTTGGTCTTGTACCATTCGGGCAGGGCATTAAAGCGAGCCAAAACCGACTTGGCACGTTGTTCGTTGTCATTAAAAAGTGTAGGCATGGTTTCCTCTGTCATTTCCTATTATCATACTAACAGGACTCTAATTAAAGTCAAACGGCATTTTATCCTCGGCGCATACGAGAGATTTCTTCCATCTGGTTCTTGTCAATAACCGGAACTGCATTGGACTTGTGCATGGTTGCAATGCCCTTAATCAAAGTACCTGTGTATCTGTTTTCATCTTTCTTGAAGCCATTGCCTACTAGATTGGACATTGGCACGTTGCACCGAGGATCATACGAAGAAGTACTTTCCTTGGTAGTTTGCTTCTTTGGCTTGCGTTCATTGATTTGCTCACTATGAAGCCCACGTTTACGTAGCCAAGCCTCGTGTTCGGCTAGTGCTCGTTGCTGTGGTGCAGCGAGTTTTCGTTTGATTTTACCATGGTTGATGGTGCTTACAAATATCGGTGCTAGGTGCATTACAGAGGCAACCCATTAGCACGCCCGATCTCCAGCGCCTCCATAGCTCTATCCTTGACATTGTCTGGCCAGAATGTAAGCAGCTCTACTGCGGGTGCTGGGCTTAAGCGTGATCGACAGAACTCATAGGAGCCCCAGCCCACATCCACTTGGTAGCCCTTGGGGGTCTCATATACCATTACTTCATACATTGCTATTTAATCACCTTGTAATCTTGTAGGATTCTGATAGCTGCGTTTAATGAACATAGCCCTTGCAAGCACTGAGGAATGTTGCCACCGGCAGCCTCAAAGCCATCGAACCAATGTTGAAGCCTACGCAGGTTTTGTCTGGTTGCCTCGACGTATTCTTCTGTGTATTGCTTTTTGATCACTTTTTTACTCATCGTTACATCACCTCTTGAATATGTTTACAAATTCTACGAAAGCCAAAGCCAGCTGGCTTTGCCATTCTCTTTCACTACCGTATATACAGCTCCCTTGGAGCCATTCATCAGTCAGTTCGTAGTTCATAATGTATTCCTTTTCACTTCCTATTATCATAGTAACAGGACTCTAATTAAAGTCAAAAGATTTGTGAGATTAATTGCAGAATCATGCCCAAAAACACAAGCGATCCTGCGGCGGCAAGAATGACGTAACTGCTATATCTATTTCGTTTCATTTCGTGTAGTACACTTTCTTAATTCCAAATTGTTCCAAAGCATGTTGACACCCTTCGCAGGGCTTAGCCAAGCCTTCGACAAAAACATTAGGGTTATCGTCTGGGCGTTTAACTCGAGCCACGTACATAGTGCATTGACTAAGTTCCTCTGGGCTGATGTGCCGCAGAGCTCCGATGATTGCATCAATCTCTGCGTGAAGCCAAATGGCCTCTTTATGTTTGCTGTATTTCTGTTGGACCGGATGGGTCTTTCGTTTATTAATTCCAACTGAGATTACATGGTTCTTTAGCACCACTGCAGCCGCCATCCGTTGTCGAGCTACCGGTTCTACTGTCTCAGCAACGTCACAAAGCATATCCAGATATTTCTGGTGCCTAGCACCCATCAGCGAAAGCCGACGTGATGGGGGCGGCACGTGTACATATTAAATGGCATTCGGCCTTGTTCCTTGCCGCCCAAAAGCTTTACGATTTCAACTTCATCCGAACAGTCACAGAACGCATTGGCAAGCTTCATAGCTTCTGAGAGCTTGGTCTCGATAAAGGGAATTCCCTTCTGACCGTCAACCATGGTTTCTACTACATATGTGATAGACATGTTTTTCCTTTTCACTTCCTATTATCATACTAACAGGACTCTAATTAAAGTCAAACGAAAAATGCAAAAAGGGAGGGCCCTAAGACCCTCCCTCAAGTTGTGCATGAACGGGAGGAACCCCACCTGCCTTGCAGCTTCCCCGTTAATTCCAGTATACCCGTCTTACGCGGGCTCTTGCCACTAGTGTGATCTGAGTCACACTTACATGCACCAATGTTTTATTTATACGAAAGTGAATCTCTACTTACAAAGAAACTTGGTGTGGCCCCATCAAAACCACCACCAAAGTTTAGGTGCCTTACTCGAGCTCTAGCCGACTCAACTGGTAGCTGTCGCCCCAGAATAAAGCCGGTGGTAGTTTCAAGTACGTCAGCCAGGCCATCACGCACATTGGACATCTTATAGTTAATCATTTTCTCTCTTTATGAAAAATTGCTAAATTTGGATTTGAACTTGCTTTCGGTGGAATCTCGAGTACCAAAGCCAGTGTTGTCCATCAGTGGGGTATCAATTAGATCGGACTGTGCATTTTGTTCTACGTCATATAGCCTCATTCTGGATTTATCAATGCCGACGACAAAGCGCTTGAACTGATCCGGGTCACTGAATCGGTTCTTAAGTTGTTTCACCAGCAGTTGGTTAAGTCCTGCCAGTTCGTCGGTGGTGATGAGCGCAAACATAAAGTCTGCTGTGTGTGCAGTACCAAACGACTCCGATACGTCCTCTAGCCCTACGTCGGAGTTGCTATAGCCAGACCTGGTAGACTGAGTTGCCGTAACAATTGGAACCTCGAACTCTACCGCCAAGCCTCGAAGTTCCTCGGCAATGGCTTTGACCATAGTATACGAGTTCACATTAGCACCAGCCTTAATCCGGCTGGAGGTGCAGATGTTCATATAGTCAATGTAGATAATGTCAGGCTTGAAGTTCTTTTTAAGCTTCAGTTCGTTCAGTAGGTGACGGAAGTGCCCGGCGCCAGCAGATGCCGTTGGGTATTCTTTCACCACAAGT